GCGAAGCGTTTTAGGGAGAAAACGAACGTTCAACGACTAACAGCATACTACTAGAACAGTAATGAAGCTGACACGAGCGCCCAATGTCTTACAAAGTACAGTAATCGTGTACATAGTGGGGCAATAATATAGTCTGAACATTACCAACGACAAGGTAATGAATCAGTGGATAAAGAGCCGCTGAGTTAACAAATGCTACGCGCCGTCGAGACTCGCAATGCGATGTCTAGGCTAAACACATTGGCCCTATGAGATTGATCTCATTTAGAAAATTGGGTGAATTGCTGGGAAGCCTACGGCTTCAAACGAGAGTTTGAAAGCTATGGTAATCAGCAGCGAAGCCGTCAAGGGATTGACGGAACGTTCAACGACTAACAGCATACTACTAGAACAGTAATGAAGCTGACACGAGCGCCTGACGTTTTGTTTACAAAACGATGATATAGTCTGAACTGCATAGAAACATGCAGAAGCAAGGGATAAAGAGCCCTCGCGATAACATAATGGATGAACAGCTACGAGTACACCGTTGCTCAAGCTGTTTCAGTGACTGGCAGCTACAATCCATACGAGCCCTACAATGGGACTCCTGGCTCACAAACTGGTCTTGGTTTTACAACCTGGACCGCCTTCAACACCGCTTATGGCACAGCCACTGGCCCTGCCGCATGGTCTGGTGCAACCTCTAATCCCATTGAGGACATCCTGACTCTGAAGCGTGCTGTTGCCAACCAGATCGGCATTCGTCCGAACTCCGCTGTTCTTGGAACTTCGGTTTTCGACCTCTTGCTGACCAACGAAGCGATCCTTGATCGTATCAAGTACACTTCCGCCGATAGCATCGACACAGATGTCATCGCTCGCTACTTCGGTCTTGAGCGTGGCCTGCGCGTAGCTGAAGGGCGTTATTTGGCCAACGACGGCTCCTTGCAGCCTGTCTTCCCCGCCAATGGCATCCTCCTGTTCTACAGCCCCAACGGCCCTTCTGATTCGATCATGCCTGCGGGTGGTGCTAATGCTGCGACTCCGTCCTTCAGTTACACGTATGTTAATAACATCGTTTCTTTCAAACGAGTTGAATGCGTGGTTTGACGGTAACGTCAAATTATCTGCCTGATCCGCAGATCAATGGGGTGAATTGCTGGGAAGCCTACGGCTTCAAACGAGAGTTTGAAAGCTATGGTAATCAGCAGCCAAGTTGACTATTTCGGACTCTATGCTATAATAGAGTTGTAGTCAAAAGGTTCAACGACTAGATGGTGAATACCGAAAATAATAACCCATCCACGAGCGCCCCACTCCTTGAATGTCACTTTCTTAATAAATGGGAAAAGTGGTATTGGCAAATAATTTACCAATGCCCCAAAACTCGTCCTGTGTCCCACAAAACTGAAGAGCACCACATAGTTCCAAAATGCCTAGGCGGAAGTAAAACGGACCCTGAAAATCTGTGCTACCCCACCTTGAGGCAACACTTTATACTTCACCGCCTTTTGAATAAAATGTACCTTGACCATGAAGGTCTATGGTATGCAGTATTCAGAATGAGTTCAGTCGGGGGTGAGAGAATCTACGAATTTCTCCGTAAAAACTATGTCAGGTCTAAATCCCATAATTTTCGTATTGCCGAGTCTCTAAAAGGTGTATCATTGACACCAGAGAGGCGGATGAATATCTCAAAGGCAAGATTAAATTCTTCAAATACCCCTAGGGGTTATGCTCACCCAAACTCTAATAAAGACTTGGAGGGAATGAAGGATAAGATTAGACAAGTATGGATTGAAAATAACAAACCTGGGGACATACTCTTAGGTCAATTATTAAATCTGGACACAAAGAAAAACGGGTTTAGGTCAAAAACTCTTCAAAGGTTTATAAGGAATTTCAAGGAAGAAGATATAGTCTGATCTTTGCAGAAATGTGAAGAAGTGGAGGATAAATAACCTTCACGCTAACAAAAATGATCAACTCACAGGAACACCCGCTGTCCGTCCTTAACTACTGGGGTCTGACATAAAAAGAAATTAGGTGAATTGCTGGGAAACCTGACGGTTTCAGGAGTGAATTCCTTGAAACACAAGGCAATCAGCAGCCAAGGCTTTTAGGGATAAAAGCAAGGTCCAACGACTAGATTAAGTAGCCTAGAACAGGTGAACAATCCACGAGCGCCTGACGTTTTGTTTACAAAACGATGATATAGTCTGAACTGCATAGAAACATGCAGAAGCAAGGGATAAAGAGCCTTTACGATAACAAATTGGAGTACTACATTCGCGAACGCCGTGTCGTGCGTGCTGAAATCACCATCGAACGTGTGGTTAACTTGGTTGGCCTCGGTGCATCTGGTCTTATCGGTTCTGGCGCTATGATCACCAACATCTTGTCCTGATAAGGATAGGAAATAAAGAGGTGATCCCATGGCAATTCTCAGACCTTTAACAAAGTCGCAATACGAGGTATCGTTCGTAGCTCCCAACGGGGTGTCTTTAATCGCTGTTTTCACAAAATTCAGTGGTATCAAAGATTCTTCCGAAAAGAGCGAATACGCCAATGGCACTGGAAACCGAAAGTACCATGTCGTTGGCCCACGAACTGCAGATAATGTTACTCTTACTGCTCCGTATGATCCTACGATCTTCAAGCAATTAGAGAACTTCTGGTTAAACTACAATTGTCAAGATGTTACCGTTACAGTAACCCCTAGGGACTGTACTGGTACAGGATCTGCTCCAGCCGGTGGCGCGTACACCTGCTACGGTTGTAAATTCCTATCAATCACTACTGCCAACGTTGATCGCGACAGCGGAAACGTCCAGGAAATTGAAGTGGAACTGACCGTCAATATTTGGGACAGAACTTGATTTTGTGGTTCAATAATTGCCCCCGAAAGGGGGCTTTTTTGTAGGCAGGGTAAAACATACATAACAGGATTACCAACGGATAATGGCAAAGACAACTTACAGTTCCGCTGTCATTGTAACCAGTGCATGGTTGAACGGAGCAAAACAAATATTTTTCGATGGCCAAGATTTAGATTGGCACTATGACCCCCTCGGATTGAACTCTCTGGTTACGGCTGGTCCGAATGGATTGGATAGTCGGTACATGACTTTAGGTACCAACCAGCCTACGCTATCTAGCTTAAATGAATTCATTTCTGGAGCCCCTATCACTGGCAATAAAGTTACCTTAGGTAAATGGTGGTTTGGTTTCCCTACTTTGTTGGATGAAAATTATAATAATGTCAACCCTGAAAATATCAAAGAAAATGCCCCTAGAAGTTATACGACAAACAATAAATATAATTACGCTAATGGGACACCTAACCCGTCAGTAGCTCAAAAGTTCGGGTCATTGGATGATGCTGACTTAATCACCAAGAAAATCTTAGCCGATTTGCTAAACAATTTAGTCATTGACAACGGCGAATACTGATTAGAGGATTAAATGCCAAGATATGCTCCCCTCCCCTCGGTTTCAATAGACCCAAGGAACGAGGCACAATTAGTTCAAGATGCAGCGCAAAAAGTATACGAGGCGTCTAACAAAACCCTCAATGACTTCAGTGCAGGGAATCCCCTTGCGGTTCTTTTAGAGGGGCAGGCTTTTTCTCAAGGTGAATTTTTATTTTGGGCGAATCAACTACCAAATAAGATCCTTATCGAATGGATAGGCCCATTTTTAGGCGCCCTAAGGAGACTAGGTACCCCTGCTACAGCTTTGGTTAGGTTGTCAATAGCACCAAGAAATTCAGACTTATCGGTACCATCCGGGTCTGTATTTACATCCAACCCCCAATTATCAGGCGGCCAAGGATTTGAATATGTAAGCTCATATAGTGTCACAATACCTGCCGGTAAGACCGAAGTTGAAATCCCTGTTTATTCTAAATTTGTAGGTAACATCTATAATGTCCCGGCTAATTCAATTACTGGTCCCCCAGACCTCGGGGAAGCTAGCACCGTAGTAACCAATCCTGAACCTGCGGTAGGGGGCAGTGATGTAGAAACATATGCTCAAGTTCAAGAAAGATTTTTCTCCCTAATCCGACGCAGGAATCCCGTTAGCCAGGCAGACTGGGAGAATTTCTTCATAGATATGTTTGGTTTAGGGACTCTGACTTCTGTTCAACCCAATAGAAGTAGCAGATTTGGTTATAATTATTTGTCTGACTTTACGAAGCCCAATGGACAAGTTTCTTTCTTTGTGCTTGGACCCAATGGTATAGAATTAACAGATGACCAAATAAGAAGGGGTCAAAATGTAATTAATTTCTCGATCCCCATTGAAAATCAAGCCCACCTGTACCCTATTACTCTAAGCCAAACTCAATATAACATAACTCTTGAAGTTGATGCCAATGGTATCTATGGCTCTAATTATCAGCCTGTAACTTTGAATTTTAGGGATAGGTTATCCACAGTACTGACCCCTGGAAATGTTTTCCCAACTGACACGAACCCAACCGTAAGTGATGTTGATGCAGCTTTTTATAATACTTTTGATTCTATCAGTAGGTTCAAAGACCCTCAAATTAACTACTCCGCAGCTTACAATACTCCTGTTCTTCTGAGTAAAGACGCTGCTATTTATACTAATGTATATGATTTTGAACCCGTAAATACTATTTTAAATGGCGATGACCTCATTGTAGTTAATAACCCTAACCCCTTATACTACCCAGTAGAAGAAGCGTATAGCCCCTATTCAACAAACAAATTCGACCAAACTGTGTACGGTAATCTTGCTTTAAAGCAAATAAAGTTACTTACTGCCGGTAGATACAGTTTGGGGGACATTGTGTTCTTCAATAATCAATTATTCGTAGTCCTTGAAAACATAGTAATTGGATCTTCAGCAGATATCCCCAGTGCCTTTGTAGCTGGAAAAATTTCTTCGGCAAAGACTTATTCTGCATGGGTCGTAAATAATACTTACCAATATTCACT